CAGATGCCCCAGTAATTTGGAATTTCGTTCCGTTTATTAAACCTTCGGGTGACACTAAATCATTTGCGGTTACACTACCGTTTGTTATTCCCCAAGCATCAAAATACTCACTATACTTAATCAAATTAGTCCTACTCGGTTCTAAAAGCAAACTTGGGCAACTCGCCCCAAATGAATAGTTAAAGCGTGGGGTGTTCTCTAATATACCTGCCGTTCCCGTTGTCGCTCCCGATTCAATATATTCGGTGGCAACCAAGCCTTGCTCTAATTGAGCGTCTTGGATGTAGATATTGTCGCCATTGGATAAATTTGTATCATCGTCATTGCTTGATGGAAATATCAAAGGTGCTGACGAAGAACCAACACCGAGTATGGAAATGCGATACCAGCCGTTTCCTACGCTCGTTATTGTCCCCTCTAAACTTCCCGCAGAACCTACAGCTCCATTACTAATATCAAAGAACCTATTGCCTACTCCACTCAAATTAATACGAACCCAATCAACAGAACCAGACTTTGCATACACACTAAAAACTTGTACACCAGATGATGCTATTGTTTGACTTAAAGATAGTGAGGAAACAGAAGATGTTGATTCTAATTTCCAAGCATTACTTAAACCATCATATCCCGCTTGATTACTTGTTAAGGTTAAAACTGCACTTGATTTTGCCCAAGTCGTATCAAACTGATTACTCTGCAAGAGCAGGTTACTTGTCTCCTTCTCTATATTACCAGCTGCATTAACTCTCGTAGCAGCAGTTGAACGAGTGAAAGTAAAATCCCCACTCCTATCTTCTGGTTTAACACTATATACCTTACCGTCCTTGTAAGCGTTTGGTAGCATCACTAATGATGCCTTGTCGTATGCACTTGCCATATTATACTATGTCTATGTTTTGTAGTTCTGTGTATGAGTCATAGAAACATTGCTTTGCCTCTACTATAGCACCATCCTCAACAGCTGATGAGAATAATGCTTCAATAAGTAAGGTGCCAGATTCTATTTCTCTTAATTCTCTAACAGCATTTATAACACAAGGGTTGTAAGTGCTTTCTATTGTACCTCCATCCGCAAGTATTCTTCCACCGATATTGTCCACACCTTGTTCTGTAGTAGAACCAGAGTATCCACCCCTTCTAAACAGATATTGTGGAGTATCTGTACCTTGTACAGCATCAGCTAAATAACCCGAACCTCTGTAGGAATAAGCCATTAATTAAAGATAGTTTGGTCAGTAAATGGAGTTTTATCATCTAACACTAATGAAGCAATTCCGCTTACGGTGTTTAGTGTGATGTTTACATAAGACTTTTCAGATACTCCTGTACCTGCATTAGCCTCATAGTTCATTGTCAATCCGTCCATCCATCCCGAAATGGTTACAGAGTCGTTGTTGTGTAGCATTACACATACGATATCTTCTCTGCGAGACATAAGGTCAATACTATTAACCTTGTTGTCTACAGCTGGTGTTTGGATTGTTAAGTCTGTTGTAACGACTCCTAAGCCGTTAGAGGTGCTTTTATTCTCTGTGAAGGTAGTTGTACCATCTTTTGGATTAAACGCAAAGGAGACGGTGTTAGCTGTGCCTACAGCGGAGACTACAGTGTTATCTGTAGGGTCAAAGGTAATCGTTAAATCTTTTTGTAAAAGAAGTATAGCTTTCTTGACACCACCCGTTACTCTCTTAGAGCAGTTGATATCAATATCGCTAAGTAATATGCTGCAATTAAAAGCCATAGTTTTTTGAATAAAAAAGGGAGCAAGGTTTTGCCCTGCCCCCTTGAGTTAATTTACAAGATTTGTTACGAAGCCTTGATTAGAGATACAACTGTATCAAACTTAGCTTTACCACCATCAGCAGAGGTTTCTTGTAATGTCATTCCTAGACCAAGCTCATCACCAGTCAAGGTAAGTTGGAAGCGGTTCTTCTCAGAACGTCCTGTTCCAGAGTTACCATCAACAGTACCTACGTAAAGACCATAGTCCATACCAACAACGTGATAAGTACCAGCAGCAGTTTCAACAAAAGCAACCAGTTCTGCACCACCTTTAGCAAGTTTGTTTAAAGCAGTTGTCTTTATAGGAGTCATTTTAGGAAGTTCCGTAGAAATAGTAGGAACTGTAGAAACAATACCGTCAGCACTTACAGTCTTAACTTCACTAAAGACAGAGAATCCATCTTTGTTATTGAAAGTTATTTCAATACCATCGGCAACAAGGATAGGTACAATATCAACTGTAGTACCATCAACGATAGTACGTGCGTCATAATCTATTACAACACCACCAGATGCTAGTTGGTCAAATGCACCGCTAGCTTTTACTAAATCTGCTTTATTCGCGAGGTATAGGTTTACTATTCCTCCAATTGCTACATCATCACAAGAATATGCAATGTCAGCAAGGGTTATATTACAAGCCATTATTTATATTTTTTAAGAAAGGGAAGGGCCGAAGCCCTTACCCTAATTATTATTATGCGAAGTTCTTAGCGTAGACAATCTCCTCACCTTTAAGGTAAGAGAAACCTAACTTGAACTGTCCCCAAATCTTATCAGAAGATAGTTCAGCTTCATACTTCATATCAATTGCACGAACATCATTGTACTCATCAGTCAACATAACTAAGTTCTGTGGAGCAGCAATCATAAATTCGTTAGCAGGCATAGATGCAAAGTGAGCAACTTCCATACCGTAGTAAGCAGGGATAGAACCTTCAACAACACCTTGTGCAGTAGTAGTGTACAATCCAGCAATAGCAATCTGGTAGTGTTGCATAGCAGCAGTTCCCAAGAAGATTACAGGTTTGAAATCACGGTCAGCATCTCCATAAACAGCAGACAACATTACGTCACTCATTGCTCCGTAAGCACCTTCCAATTTGTCAAGGATGTTTGCAGAAGTCAATACGCTATTTGTATCAAAGTCTAATACAGCAGTATCAGCAGCCATCTCAACAGTCAACTCAGTACCAGCTAATTGAAGAGCTTTTTCAGAAGACAATTTTGCGAAGTAATCAAATACCCAATCTTTAAAGTCAGAATCCATAGTCTCTGGATTGTTCTGACCTTTCTTTAGCAACAAGCCACGGTAAGAAGCTTCAAGAGCAGACTTACAGTTTAGGAAAGACCACTTGTATGTAGCAACAGTCATTTCTTTTTCAGCAATAGATGCAGTAGATTGTGGGTCAAACACACAAAGGTCGCTACCGAAAGTTAATGCGGCATCAAAAATAGGTACGTTTACTTTGGCTTTAACACCATCAACTAAACGAAAGCGGTTTAATACAGCCGCTGATTTTACCATAGAGTCAATGAACAAATCTGGTCGTCTGTCTCCGTATGGTAAGTTTGAAATAGTTACACTCATTTTATTTAATTTTAAAAATGTTTTGTTTTACTTAATTTACAATAATTACTTGCGGTTGAAGAACTTATTAATCATATCAACCTTCTCTGGAGTGATACCACTATAATAAATTGTCTTGTCTTCTACCGATTCTGATACCTCTTCAGCCTTCTGTTCAGCAGCAAATTGCTCCTCAACTTCCAACTCGTTAGTTTCTTCCTCAGCGGAATACTTCTCTTCAACTTTTTCAACTACAACCTCTTCGTCTTCTTTAGGCTCTTCAGCCATAACTTCTTCGGGTTGTTTTTCTTCCATCACCTCTTCTACGATTTCCTCTTCAACAGGAACTTCCATAGATTCAATGTGCTTCTGAATCATTTCAATGGCATTTTTTAATTCATCAATGCCAGCAAACTTATCTTCAAAAGAGCTTACAGCTTCCAAGAGTACGTTATTCTCGTTCTCCAAAGCCTCAATCCTTGCTTCGTACTTGTTAGCGTTAGACTCTAACTGAGCCTCCAACTTACCAAGTTCTTTGCCAAAACTAAATTCGTTCATTTCTTCTTCTTTATATATTTGTTTAATATCAGCCTTAATCTCAATGGAGAAACCATTTATCTCACCATTTTTGATTGAAGTAAATAATTCGTCAGACTCAACTTTAGCCTTAACGAATACTGTTCCGTTTGGAAGGTCAAAGCCGTAGTTCATTGACTTGTCGTGCTCACCTTCTTTCATCCAAACTTCAAGCATAACCACCTCATCCGTATCGTAGGAATGGTTAATACCAAATGCGTTGAACAAGCCCTCCTTAGAGTACTTGTACATAATTTCTTTTATAGTCTCCTCTGTGAAGCGTACATAGTAGTAACCAACTTCTTTGTCATAGCGTAAGATTTCCTTGTTAGGAATCATTATAGGCCCTACTAACTCCTTTTTCTCGTCAGAGGCAAACATATTTATCTTCTCAGTAACCTTAGTTTCATTGAAGTATATAAAGTTTTCTTCTATTGCAGGCTTATCAACAAGGGATATTTTATACATACCCTGCTCAATGTCCTTTAATGTTATATCAAATAACGGTAATTTATCCATTGTCTTTCTTTTTTCTATCGCCCCAAGGCATATTAGATACTTCAACCTCAGCCTTTACCGTTCCCTTTCGTATGGATTCAGCCTTCTTAATTGCCCAGTTAATTCCCGATGTGCCACCCCAACCGAGCCAAGCAACATACCCTCTATCTTTCCAAGGCGTATCTTTAAACTTTGGGTCAATCGCAGAATTTTTACGATGACGATTAAACGCAGCCATACGAGCAATGGTTTCATAACTTAGATTTCTTCTTGATGCTAA